TGTACCAGCTGCTAATTCATTTGTTTCCCATGGTGTTGCTGTCAATTTGCCATCATGAATAGGTGTCATTGCAGACCAATCTGATGTTGAACCATTATAATAGCGAAGAACATACCCTCCGCCTGATCTGACATCTGCATCTGATACGAGCGACCATGCAAATCTTCTAGTACCATCTGATAATCTTGTTATAGTAAATGTTGATGGAATAGATGGAGTTTCAGTCTTACCTACAATAAGTTCATCAACTGTTGCCCATGCACTAGAAATTCCTATAGCATTCACAGCTTTAATTCTGAAATTATATGTTAAGCCATCTTGTATAGAATCAACAAATACTTTTTCATATTCTCTATCTAATACCATACTACTTCTGTATTCTGTATCTGAATCTTTCTTATATTCAAGAACAAAATGGTCTATATATCCATCATTAATTGGGTTCCAAGTAAGCAACACACGGGAAGTTACAGTGCCATCATTAAGTGTTAATAATTGATCTGTAGAAGAATCAGCTAAAAATCCTGATACAGTTGATACTGTATATGGATCAGGTAAATTTGTATTTGGTGCAGGATCAATAACTGTTGCTTCACCATGAGCCCAACTATATGATGCTGAGGCTTCTTCCTGTAATATTAAATCAATACCACCAGAAGGATCAAAAGTCCAACCAATCACTAGAAAAACTTTTTCAGTCCAACCAAATACACTTAATGTAATTTTAACAGTTTCAAATGTTGTTACTTCCATTGCTGAAAGGTTTGCTGGAAAATTTATAGTAATTGCCTGTCTGGCTTTCTCAAGATAAATTTTAGCAATACGTTGAGCAGCATATGTATCAATAGTATACTCAAATTGAATATCCTTTTCAATCCGATGCCCACCATCTTCTGTTTCATATGTTGAATTATATACTCCGGGAAAATCTGTTGCCTCCCAGTTATCATCAGGTGATACATACAAGCCTTTAATAGCATTAAATAGATCACGCTTAGGCATACGAGGTCTGATTTTAATTGAATCTCGTAAATTATCTTCATTTAAAGTAACAGTAGGAGTAATATATGCACCAACAAATAACTTATATTGTCCTTGAACAAATGTTAATCCACCAGCACCAGACATTAATAATGCATCCATGATATCCGCTGGGTTCTCTGATGTATCTACGACGCCATTACATGTATATCTTGCTTGAGTTCCATCAGGAGTAGTAACAGATTCATCACTAACACTAATAGCTGTAGTAAAAGATGCAGCATGAATCTCTGAGGTAACTAATCCTAATCCATAATCATTCATTAAGTAATCACGAATACATAAAGCCCAATTATCAGTCCATTCAGTATTAGTTGTTACAGGATTATAAATATCATTCTTGCCTTTAGTCATTGCTTTGATATTTGGAAGACCAGATAGCCATATATCCCTATCCCATTCAAGTCTTACATATAAATATGCCATGCCTTGAAGTCTATGATCTGTTGTCCATTCATCAACTTCTGATACAAGATCAGTATCTGCTGTTTGAGTAGTTGATCCAAGATGCTTATTAACTCGTACAAATGCAGATATATCAGCATCATCACTTAATCTATCTCCTATATATACATCACCTATAGATTCACATTCATGAGTAGCCAATACAATTACTAAATGAAGATATTTATTTTCACTTCCTGTAGAGCTGACAAATACTAGTGGCCCTGATGCCATCACCTCACCATAAATAAGTCTCCTTGGTGCAGCAGCAGAGCGGATGACTCGTTTCAAATCTGATTTCTTAGCATTAAGATCTGGTAAACTTGGAGCAAATAATTTTCCTATTACAAAATTAAAGGCAAAACCAATTATCATATTTGCCATAAATGTTGCCCAAGTACCAAAGACAGGTAATAGTGCCGTTCCTAACCATGCAACTACTGGTGGCATTATTCAACCCTCCATGATATAGAGCAATCTTTTAATTTAACATATGTTAATCCAATAGGGGCTTTAAATGCACAAACACTACCTAAGCAAATTCCTAATGCTGGACCAAGTTCAGGAATATTATAGCATACAATATCACCTCTACCAGTTTGTAAAATATATTTATGACGAGCTAAAAATTTATCTGCAATATCAATAACTGTTTTTACACCATCTTTTACTAATGCTTTATATGCACCTTTGCTTGTAGAATAATTATTTAAGAATTTTGTATAATAGTCTTTGCCAGTTAATCTATTAACATTTATACCAGCCATAAGTGCACAATCTAATGATCCATAATTAAACTCTTTACTATTGAATTCCTCAATCATATCTGCTAAAATTTCAGGCCAGTTCTCATATCTCATTAGCCACGCCCCCATACTATTTCAATATCAGCCATTTCAGCTACAAATTCTAAACCTTTATCATTTGGATATTTTTCTTGTTGATCAACATTTGTATATCTCGATATTCTTGGGCGAGCCCAATCAGCAAGTTTATTTTCAGCAGTAACCATAATCTCTGCCGTTTTACCAATATTAATATCCATTACATCCATTAATCCGCTAAAGACAATAAATGGATCATCAATTAAAGCATGGTCACTATCAAGAAAACCTAAATAAACTATGCATGATTTCCCTTGATAATGCTCATCTAATGCTATAGTAATTAATTCAGGTGGAATACCAGATAATTGTAATCTAATATTTCTAGCTTGAATATTTGTACCTTCTTCAATAGCTTCAATTTTACCTAATGTGCCAACCCCCAGATATTCATTACCACCAAAACTAAATGGATATGGTGATGTATTTACATATAATGGACTATCAAAATCCATAAAAACAAATAATATAGGAGTTACAACATCTGCTTTTGAAGCATCTTTATTTAAAGTTGTAATATCTCTGCTCATTTTAAATACTCTCTGCGAATGGTATCATCAATGAACTATTATTTGGTGGCTTAATATTTAATGATAGTTTATCTACAGTTATCTTTACAATAGCTGTTGGATTATCAACTTCAATACTATCTAAATCAGATGGTGATAATCTTAATGGTGGCTCAAAAGTTAATGTAGCAGTTCCAGTTCCAGATGATGTCACATCACCAGAGATAACTTTTAATTCATCATTAATTTCAAAATAATCACCATCTTTGAAAATTAATGTACTATTTGGCCAAGATTTAGTATCTAATGTGTTTCCTGTTTGACTAGCTCCATCAACAACTCCCGCTGCTCCTGATCCTCCACGGACATGTGAATAATCCTCAATATAAAAAGAATTTACTTTTCCTCTTAATTGAGTATTAAATGATCTAAAAAGAGCAGCTTGATCATGAGTAAGCAAGCTATATGTTAAACTTCCAACCCATCTTGAACCTGGCAATTCTATTATCTGTGATTTACGAGTAAAAGGTGATATAAACTCACGTGAATTAGCCTCTAACGATAATGACATAGCTGATGGTAGTATACTAGGAAAAGTTATTATTGCCATTATATTGATCTCCTAATTGGGCCACGAGATTGTAGATCACCAAGGACTTTATTATATCCCTCTTCACCACCTCTTTCCACTGCTTCTCTAAGCCTAAATTCCAAATCTTCATCGCCACTAGCATCAATAATAAAATGTTGCTCTATATTAACAATTGTACTACCACCAAATTTACCATTTGGTACTATAGTACCTGCTTTATCTGGAACAAATAATTCTTGTCCTTCTTCACCAACTATAAATGGTTCATTCGCTGATGCGTGAGCACCATCAGCAGCAGCTAAAATTGTTGGAGCTGATTGTATTAATGGAACACCCATATCAACAACCGGCGCTCCACCAAATCCAAAACTACCAAAGCTTCCACCTAATGCTGCCATAAATGATCTAGCAATATTTTGTGAAAGTATCTTATTTATCTCATTTGCTATATTGAATACCATATCTTTCATGGCATCACCCCAACTTTTAGTGCCAGTAAGGATATCTTCAAACATAGTTGCAAATGAATTTTCAAAGATTTCAGTAAATTCACTATTTATTTCATTCAGATCAATACCAAGTCTTATTATCTCAGCTTCAATATCAAGAATCTTTGCTCTTGAACTATCACTAGCTTCTTCTGTTGCTTTAATTAATTTTATCTGTTCTTTTAACACTATTATGTTTCTAACTATTGACATTTCCTCAGCTTTCATAAATTCATGATTAGAGGAATTATTTGCACTTAATCTAGCTTCAGTTAATGCATCCATCATATTTAATTGAGCAGATAGTAAATCAATCTCTCCTTCCATCTGTTCTTTTAAATCTTCAACTGCTCTTTTTTGATCTTCTATAGTTTTGATACTTTCAAGACGACTTTTCTTATCCTCATATGCTGCTTTTATAGATGCATCCATTGTATTTATCTGAATTAATTGCTCTGAGGTAAGAGATTTTAATCTCATCTTTTGTATTTCAAGCAATTTATTATTAAATTCTATAGCTGCATCATAAAGATCAATTTCCTCTTTAGTCATATTTATAGTATCTTGATTTTTCTTTTCTTCAACTACATAATCTTTTGTAGATTTTGTTAAATCTTCAATAGAACGTTTTGTATCTTTTAATTGTTTATTGTATTCTTTTCTTGCATCAATCTTTTTGAGCATTTCCAACATGCTTTCATATTCTTTATCACCTTTTTTAACACTAAATTTCAAAACTTCAAATTCATTCTTCTTTGATGGATCAATAAGAATATTATATTGCCTGGCAAGATTCGCCATTTCTTCGCCATATTCAGCAACTTGCTCTTTTGTCATTACTGTTGCACTACCAACATCCCTAATATATTTTGCTGCTTCAAAACTTACATTAGAAAGATTACTAAAATTATTTACTGCCGTTCCTAGCTCATTTGTTAATGATGTTAATTTTGTAACAAATCCTGGTATTGCAGAACTTAATACCGTAATCATTTCTGCTGATGCTCCGCTATCTTTCATCTTCTTTATCATTTTAAGATAGTCAGCAAATATTACTTTTGATCTATCAAGCTCATTTGATGTATCACTATATACCTTAGCAGATTTTGCTAATTCTAAATTTAAAAATGCTTGTGTCTGCTCAACACCCTCCATTTTCTGTTGTATTTCTTTTAGGTTTTTCTTATATCCAGGTAATTTTTTATTTGCATTGAAAATAGCTCTTCCAACTACATCAAGCGAATCCGAAAATTTATAATTTTCAAATTTAGCCTCACTTGTTACAGTTATTACTTTGCCTATTTTATACGAACTTTCAATAGCATAAGCACCAAGTGCAAAAAGACCTCCATATAATCCTTTAATTGATGATGCAAAAGTCCAAATATTTTTTGACCAGCCTGCTATCCTTGACCATATTGTTGCTTTTGCAAATAAATTAAGTTGTCCTACTGCAGGAGAGATATAACCTTTTGCTTTTAAAAATAGATTAAATAATAATTTAACTGGTGAAAGGAAAAATAATACTGCTGCTTTTGCAGATATAAATCCTAATGCCATTATGGCTAAATTATTAGATATATCACCAGAAAATAAAGTCATTTTACTAAATTCTTGGTTCATTTTTTTAGCTTCTGCAACAACTTCTTCGCTAGTACCAGTAAAATTAGCAGTTGCATCTCTTAATTCATCTAATGCATCTGCAGCAGTAGTACCACCTTTTTCAAATTCTTTTATTGCTTTTTTAGTTTCACCAACACTATGAGTAAATTTATTTAACCATCTTAGTGTATTAGCAAAACTTTCTAGTATTGGATTAATAAAATTTGTTGCGAAGTTACCTAATGTGACTTTAAGCCTTATCCATTCATTTCTAACATCTTCAATATTAGCACTATATTTTTGCAAAGATGATTCAACAAGTGGAGTTACTCGCTCTGATAAAGCCCTACCAAGTTTTGTTATTAACTCAATAGAATCCTGTTGTCCTTTTGATACTTTTTTGATAAATTCTCTGGTACCCATTCCCATAGCTTGAGCAGCAATATTAACAGCACCTGGTAAATGCTCACCCAGCTGTCTACGCAATTCCTCCATTGATACAACACCCTTTGAAACCATTTGTTCAAGAGCCAAAAACATACCACTGGTATTCATTGCACTAAGGTTTGCCACTCGAGCAAATTTAGCAAAATTCTCATAATGTTCTCTTGCCTCTTCAAGCGGTACATTAGCAAGAGATAATGCATTAACAAATTTAGAATATGATTTCGTTACAGCAACAATACTAAGTTTATATTTTTGTGCAATTCCAATTGCCATATTAAGTTCATGATTAGCACTAGCAAGCCTATCTTCAATATCAAGAGTAGCATCTGCTGCAACAGCAAGAGCATTCCGATAGCCCTGGAAGTCACTAGCAAGTTCTAATGCACTACTACTGGCATCCCTCATTTGACTACCTAGTGCCATCATTCTGACACCAAGATAGGTTTTTATTGCCGAACCTAATCTCTTCACTCCTTGAATCATAGTTTGGGTTTTATTACTAAATAAACCCATTATACTTGTTGTTCTTTTTAATTCTTCTGCACTTCTTTTTGTATCAACTGCTATTTTTGATAATCCTCCAGATAATGTAAATAAATCACCTCCAAGTTTCTTGACTGTTGATGATGCAGTTCTAGTCGCTCCTGAAAAACTTCTTGTGCTGCCAGACATAGCAGCATATGCACTAACTACAGTAGTTTTTGTTTTCTTAACTACTGGGACAAGACCAGTGAATGCCAAATAATTACTTTTTACATCATTTGATACTTTTCTAATACCGCTTGATAATGCTGCATAAGAACTTATTTCAGTCTTAGCCTTTCTAATCTCTGGAACTAACTTATTAAATGAATCATATGACCCATGAGACTCAATTGATACCTTTCTAATGCTATTGCCTAGCATCAAGAAATCATTTGATACATTTCTAACTTTTATTGATTCACCAGCAAAGCTTCTCAATTCATTATTTAATGTTCTTACCTCAGTTGATGCTTTTGCAACATCACCTCTAAGTTTAACATACAGGTCAAAACCTGCTTGTTTTTTCATCAAATCAATTGATTCTCTTATACCAACAATAAGTTTGTCAGTAACTTGAGACATTCTAACTACAGATTCAGATGCAACTTTACCGAGATTAGCATACGCTTTCTTTAAATCTTCAGTTGCAGTATTGGCTTTCTTTAAATCAGACAGATAACTTCCTACAGACGTTTTGCCAGATTCTTTTAGCTCAACTGATATTCGAATGTCATTAGGCATCTTTATGCTCTCTTAGCAGATTTCTTCTCTTGTTTATTAACAAGTTTGCTTTTATACAACAAATATATTCTATCCATTGCCTGTGTTATATCAACAAATACATCTATTGTATCTATTATTACAAAATGATCAACATACGACATGATCTCTGAAAATTGTATTGGATCTTCACTGTTCATGCCCCCAGACCTTGAATTTGATAGCACAGAAAACATATTAATATACCAAGAATTTATATATGTAATTTTTGGCTTTTCACTTAATGGAGTAACTTTACCATTTTCTTCCATTTGTTTATAAAACTTAATATGCTTACTGTGCTCCAAATTCCATGAAAGGAGGCCGACTACTTTTCCTTAGTATCCTCCAAATCATCTTTAAGGTAATTATCAATATCCTGAGAATAATTCTGAACATATTCTCGACAATCAGGATCATTAGCTAAAAGCTGTTTGGCATTTTCCTTGGTATATTCTACCTCTTCACCTTTAATTTCAAATTCCTTCCAGCCCATGAGGATACCTACTGACAAAGATTCACAAAGAATCTCCTCACTGTCAGCTTCGCTAATAGTTCCCTTTTCTATCTCGCGGGATAAGGGCTTAGAAAGCTTCTTAAATATCGCCCTAAAGCGCGAATTATTTGCACGAGCTATAAGTAGTGGAATACCACGATACCTTCCCCATGCTCCGCTCTCTTCATGAGCCTTATCAATAGGTGTAATTTCAATTTTCATAACATTCCTCGTCTGTGTAAATAACTGTCTGTGTAGTTTAATAATGACGTCCAACTAGACCCACAGACAAAGCCTAGCCGAACGGATGGTTTTAAACCATCAAATTAAGGAGCAGTATAGAAGCTAAATTGAATCATATATTCAAGTGTAGCATCACGTAATGCACGCAAAGAACCACCAAGCATCAAGAAATTATCTTTGCCATCAACCGGAACCTCAAGTGTTTCAAACTTACACTTAGGCATATACACTTGCAAGCGGTTACCATCACCATCCTCAAGTACAAATGTAACAGAGAATGATTCTGAGTCAATGAACTTATTATAAGCAATAAGATCCTCAAAATACATATCAATATCAGCGGTTACTTCAAAACCAAAATCAGCAACATCAACAGCACCAAGAGTACCAATTGCTTTAGCAGCAGTAGTATTATTGGTAATGGCAAGATTCATTGTGCTAAATGAAGTTGTTGCAGCCAATCCTTCAACAATAATTTCTGCTACACTATTTACTGCATTCATCAATGTGTATGCAGGATAATCAGGATATGTTGAAGAGGCAATTTCAGATTCAGTTGCTTCTTCAGTACGACCAAATACATCAAAACTTCCGCTGAGGATTGATCCAGTCTCGAAGTTCATGCTAATACCAGAGATAGCACAACCACGATAATAGAAATATGCGGTATTTGTTATACCTTCAATTTTCTTACAGAAGGTATATGTATCCATGGCTTCAGCACCATTGATAAATACTTCACTATCAATTGTACCAGCACCGAGTGTTTCATCAGCAGCAGGAGCAGGAGATACACCAAGAACACCAGATGCTAAACTAGTTACACGATATGTTCCATCAATAGTAGTATCAACAAAATCACCAATATAAACGAGTTGTCCTATTTCTAGGTTTGTAGCAGATGTAAAATCATCAGTAGTTGTAAAATGACTTGATGCATTTACAGAAACAATTTGACCAGAAAATGAGACAGTTACACCAGTCTTGCGAAGCAGGCTTTCAAGAATTGGTTTATATGGATCATATGAAAGTTCATAATTGATACTACCGCTGACTTCGTTATCAACCAATATAAGATCATCAACCATTCGATCTGATCGAATAACCTCAGATACAGCAGTAGTCAAGTTAGATTGTGGTGATCCACCAGTAGTTGGCAACTGATCAAAAGCAGGAGTTGCTGGAGTAGTTCCAGCTGTAACCTCAGCTTCATAACCAAGGCTGGTAAAATTTGTGGAAGTAATTCCCATTAGATGTTCCTCATGTTATATAATTTCATGGCTCCAGAATGGTGTCTTAACATTTAGTTGAAACCAGCCTTTGCCTTCATTTCCAGTTCTAGTTATCTCAGAAGCGTAACATACGACTCCATTGAATTGTTGATTACT